TTGAATTTGCTACAGAAACTGAAGGTGTGTTTGGGGACAGACTGGATCCCACACAGGTGTTAAGGTTAGATTCCGAAGGCGTACCAATGATTATAGATCTAGACAATCAAAGAGAGTTACCGTCAATCATTATAACTTCAGGGTCAGAGCAAAACATATGGTTTGACCCTGTGGCCATAAATAATTGATCTGGGAAAAATATTATGCTGGAAACCACCGACATTGAAAAGAAAAGTTTGGAAGCGCACGTAGAACTTTGCGCTGAGCGTTATAATGCTTTGGAAACAAAACTAACAGTGTTAGAAGACAAGCTTTCTGGTCTCAAAATCATGATAGTGGAAGTGCATGCCATGGTTGAAAAAATGGCTGACAAACGTACAGATCAGCTGATAGGGTGGGGCATAGGCGTAATTGGATTCTTTACTGCTACTGTGGGTTATCTGCTAACACATTATGTTTTTAAATGATAAAAGATCAAGATTTTGAACGTATTATTCTAAAAGAATTTCATGCACTAGAAAACAATATTCTATGGCAAAATGACAACGGCGACTATGAATTGTTTGGTAGATATCAGATACGATCCATGAAACCAGGATACACAGTATATTGTGGTGAACAACGCATGGGTGAATTTTCTACCACTCGCAATGCAGCCAGCTGGTGTATAGCAGATAAATTTGGCAATTATAATCTAGCTCGAGAACTACAAGCCATTGACCGCAAGCTCGAGCTATTAAAAAACGATATTTTTGTAAGATCCTCAATTGCAGATCACAGTCGTCGTGCTCAATTTAGAGAAGATATTGGTACCAAATTGGAAACCAAAATTATATACAAAAAAGCCCTAGAAATAGAACTTAATAAATGTGTTAATTGGGCTAAATATAGACAACAACGAGGATTCTTAAATGAAACTGCAAGAACTGGCCGTGCCACAACAAACAAAGCAAGTCGCTAAAGTAATGGAAAGTTATTTCGGCGGCCGAGTTGGTTTTGACCAACTAACACGCTCTCAAGCTCGACACATGCTAGGTCGTGTGAGATCATTGATCACCGAACACCGTCGCCAACCTGAATTTCATCACAGTGAACGCAATCTAGCTTATTTAAAATTGGTAATGATGGAACAGGGCCTGAAAAGCAAACTGCGTGAAACGCCCACAGTATCCATGGGATCCACTGCAGGAGCAAATCAAAACCAAGCACAATCAGCATCTGGCATGCCTCCAGTAAATCCCACAGTTGCCAGTGCTCAGGCTGCTGCTGCCGCTAAAAAGATTGCATCAATCAAAGACCCCAAACAACAAGCCGCAATGAAAAAAGCAGCTGCAGGACAAAATCTCAATCCAGATGAACAACAAATGGTAGCTTCTGTGGCCATGATGCCACAACAACAAATGGAAAATCGTTTGCGTCGTAATTTGTATCGTACCCTACGTGAAAGCGAAATTCAACAAGCTCAAGTTGTATTGGCTAGTCAAGACATGGTCGATCAGGTTCAAAAGATGAGCGAAGAAGTCAGTAGTATGCAGTTCAAAGATTTACCTGCCTTGATGCAACAGATCCGAGACCAAATTGGCGTAGATCAAGCCATGCAATTCAATACGGATGCAACTGCTGCGTTGGCCGGATTACTACAAAACTTGCAAGGTGCAAAACAACAACTCGAACAGGCATTGGGTGTAGTCACTGGGCAAGCGCCAATGGTTCCTGGTCAAGACAGCATGGATGCTGGAATGGCTGGAGAAGCTCCACAACCTGAGATCAATCCAGCGGATGAACTACCAGATATTGACGACATGGAACCTCCTGTTAAACCTGCAGGTGCCGCATTAGGCCGTGGTCGTAGATAATGAAAATCTTTGAGGTTGAAGAAAATCCAGTGGCTGCTAACGCAAAAAAATTAGCAGCCATCAGTATGTTTTTGAGTGGACGTGCGGGTGATGAATCTGCCAAAAAAGAAATCAGTCAAGATGCATTTATTGACATAGCCAAAAGTATGGGTGTCAATGTTACATCACAAAACTTGGGTGATTTGATCAGTCAAGAACCATTGAGTAATATTTTGGAACCACTGGATCCAAATTCTGGTGTGGTTCGGTTCCGGGGCAACGAGGATCCTGCTAGTGCTGCAATGTCAGTGGATCAAGCTCAAGACATAGTAGATCAAAATGCCAAAAAAGCCATGCGCCGAGGCATGAAATAATCAAAATATCTTGACATTTTAGTCTAAAGGCAGTATACTAAATACTTGCCTAAGGCGTTATATTATTATAACCAAGGAGAATGTCATGAAAAAAATATTTTTAGCACTATCATTATTGGCTGTATTGGGATCAGCAAGTGCACAAGCACATTGTTGTTATCGAGGCGGCTGGCACGGTGGATATTACAGCGGCGGTGGGTGGGTTGCTCCTGCACTGATTGGTGGAGTAATTGGATACGAATTAAGTCGCCCTAATACTGTTTATGTTGAACCACAACCGGTTATTGTTCAACCACCTGTGAGTGTTGTTCAGCAACCTCCAGTTGGGTATCATTGGCAAGAAATGATTGATCCTGCAACAAACACAAAGAAAATAGTATTGGTACCAAACTAAATGAAAACACGTAAATTAATCTTAAAACTTAATCGTGCCGAAATTCGTCATGATCTTGTCAAAGCAAAAAAAATCTGGTTTAAACTTCTTAAAAAAAGTATTAAACACAAACACACAGAAGTAGTACAATAAATGGCATATTCAGCTCAATTGATTGACCACTATGAGAACCCACGTAACGTGGGTTCCTTCTCTAAGGATGACACAGACGTAGGCACAGGTATGGTAGGAGCGCCGGCTTGCGGTGATGTAATGAAACTACAAATAAAGGTCAAAGATGGTATCATCACAGATGCGAGATTCAAGACATATGGTTGCGGGTCTGCGATTGCTTCAAGTTCGTTGGTCACAGAATGGGTTAAAGGTAAAACACTTGACGCCGCGGCACAGATTAAGAATAGCGAGATTGCTCAAGAGCTTGCACTTCCACCAGTCAAGATCCACTGCTCAATCCTAGCAGAAGATGCCATCAAAGCAGCGGTTGCAGATTACAAAATAAAACATGATCTCGCTAACTGAACGGGCCGCCAACAAGGTAAAACAGGTTATAGAAAAACGTGGTCGTGGCGAAGGTATTCGACTTGGAGTAAGAACCACAGGTTGTAGCGGGCTTGCTTATGTGTTAGAATACGTAGATTGTCCTACCGTTGATGATCAATGCATTGAGTGTCAGGGATGCCGATTATTTGTAGATCCCAAAAGCAGTGTTTACTTAAATGGACTAACTGTAGATTACGTTCGACAAGGCCTCAACGAAGGCTTTGAATTTATCAATCCCAATGAACGCGACCGTTGCGGTTGCGGAGAAAGCTTTAGAGTATAAATGATTGATTCGGTTGATTCCGGTCATGTATACATGACAACTAATATCTATAGGTATGGATTTTCATCTGCACATAAAGAAATTCTACTAGATTGGTTTTCAATATACTATAAAAATCAAAAAATAATTATAAATGCCACCGATGGTCAAAATATTGGTGTTAGCGGGCTATTAGATTTTTTTGATTTTCTTTGCGATCAATTGGCCATAGACAAATCTTCAGTCATTGTACAAACACATTATCCATGGAAAAATAACGGGTTCACTTACATTGAATGCGAAAAAAGTATTTTTAATGCAGGTAAAATTCGACTGGCTCATGCAGTAGAACAAAATCAGTTTGTTAGAAAAACAGACGCAAAATTTATAGGCACAGTAATTGGAAGTTTTAGACCTCATCGATTACGACTATTGTACGAAATTGATAAAACTTTTACCGGCGATACATTTTTAATATTCCGACCCAACATGGAAGAAATTTACAAAGAGTATAACACAATTACTCCTGACTGGTTCTCGGAAGAATTAGAATGGGTCAAACAAAAGAAATTCAATGGTAATCAAGATGCTCCAGCCGATTATGGATGGGTTCGATCATATGATACCTATCACGAAATTTGGGGCGAATTTGAAATAGAAGTCATAGCAGAAACTGATCCTAGAAACAATGGATTTTTTACAGAAAAAACGGCAAGATGTTTGGCTACTGGAAAACCTTTTGTATTAATTGAAGATGCCAACAGTTTACAAAAACTTAGAGATCGAGGCTTTTATACGTTCAATGATGTATTGGATGAAAGTTACGATAGCGAAACTAATCCAACTCGACGCATCCAAAATATGCTATCATCATTGACAGAACTTTACAACAGCTCTGACAAAAAAGATAAAATTAATCGCATGTACAAAATAGCCCAACACAACATCACTCATTATTTTAAAAATTAATATGTATACTCAAAAATTTAAATACCATGCATTATCAAGAGAATCAGTAGATGGCAAGCGATTATATCTTACTCCCAATGGTCAACGAGTCCCTAGTGTAACCACTGTACTAGATAAAACAAAACCAGAAGAAAAA